TTAAATCTTCTCTACATACCTATCTAACTCTAATTTTATATCTAACATCATCAACATTCCGTCAATAACACCCTCTGCTTTCTGAAGTTTTTTCCCTATGTGAGTATCTGAGCATTTATGTTCTCTAGCTAGCTGCATGAATGTTTTCCCAAATAAATAATAATCCAGTAGCAAGTCATGCATATGACGGTTCTTTTTATTTAATTGAGCCATACAGCTAGAGATAATCATTGCATCGTCGTCACAACATTGAAGTCGAGATTTAACCTTATTAGGTATTAAGCGACTAAAGCCTGCTGCTGTAGAATACCACTGAACTGACTCGACATTATTCGCAGCCCATGCGCCCCACATTTCTAGTACCTGTTGAATATTACGCATCCGTTACCTCGTATTAATTTGCGAGCTTTTGCCGTCGGATTCAGCGTTAATATGTTTAGCTATAGAAATGGCACTATCTGATTCTTTGGCGAGATTTGAAGTGCCTCTATCTCTTGTCTTGTACATAGTCATTAATCGCCCATTTATCACAGCATGATTTTCAGCATTAACATCGGTAGAGTATTTTTTTACTGTCGCGCGATAACATCCTAAGTACCTAGAAACCTTTGCCATATTTCCATATGTCCTAATAAGCAATTCAGGTATAGTCGTAATTTCAGCTTTCATAAATCCCCCATCTGGTAAGTGATCCCCTGCTGATACCAATCAGGCAATGTGAACTCAATCCGACCTATTACACCGCTAGCCCGTAGCGCCTGAATTCTTTTAAGTTCAATCTTCATGTGCTGATATAACTCATCCATTTGCCACGGTTTCAACTTCACTGAAGTACCTGCTAAACGAGCTATGTGGTCAATCGTCATTTCGCTGTAAGTGATAACAGCGTGAGCATTGAATTCGTGCGGGTCTTCGCCAAGTTTTCGATGGCAACCTACGCAGTGAGCGAAAGCATTAAAGGGATGGTATCGGGTTGATTTGTGTCGTCGTGATTTGAAATGTGAACAATGGAGTTTTGAAGGTTCGTGTCTAAATTGTCTTCCGCAGTAGTCGCATTCATAATTTGCTCTTTCCCGGACCAACTGCGAAAACACAATATCGTGCTTATCGCGTTTTAATGCCATTTATTTCTCCTGAATACCCCACTCAGCGACTACAATCACAACCATAGGGCTTTCGCTTAGTTCTATCGTCCTCATAGCATCTACTGCATGCGGTAATATAAATTTGCGCTTTAACACTCCAGCACACTTCCTGACCGCATCATTTGATTTATGAATAGCCCAGCATAATTTAAGGGTAGTAAGTGCGCTCATAAACACTTCAGCCTCATTTCTCATCTCTCTTGTTGCTCCTTAAGTTTCATATACTCCGAGTTATTGGGAATGATGATTGGGATGCCTTTCTCAATACACCATTGTTCATGCTTCTCCATCATTAGAAGCATCCGTGCTTTATCCATCTTGCGCGTTTTCTCACGCTCTCCGTTTTCATCACGACCTAACCAGTGACCGACAAAATATTCATGTGTTTCTTCATTAGTGATTGGCTTTGATAGAACGACTTCACCAGCCCCATTTTTAATATCAATGACAACACCACGCGCACGAAGCCAATCGCCTGTAGTTTCTATCCACATGCGCCATGTTCTGTTCATTGGTATTGTTCTGAGGTCACGCCATTCAGTAATTCTGATTCGATATCGCTTACCGGTTTCTGTTAATTCTGAGAGGGTTTTGAATATGCCTTTGAGATTAGATTTGTGGAGACAGATGCCATCTGTCAATTAGCCTCCTATTTTACCCTTGCGAAAATTAGTTTTGAGGCGTAGCCTAATAACGTTAACTCGTTAATTAATCAGTTTTTACCTAGCGGCCATCGTATAATAGCTATTACCTCAGCCTTCCAAGCTGATGATGTGGGTTCGATTCCCACTGGCCGCTCCAATCGTCTTATCGCTCCCCTGACTTAAATCCATATTTGTTTTTCCAATCGGCAATGATTGATAACGCTTTGTCACGCTTAGTGGGTATCACTAAGCTTTCAAGTTGCAAAACTGGATCAGGGATTTTCTCACCTAATTTAATACGATTAGCCATAGTCTTAAGCTCAGACGCGCAAAGTTTTATAACCTCTGAATCCGATAAGTTTCGACTTCGCATTTCTGAGTAAATTTTAGTGACCATCCAGTAACAAGCGTTCGACTGCCAATTAAATCTACGCCAACCTCGCTCAGAGCAATACTTCTTGAACATGTCGTATAGTTCAGTTTCTGTGGGCAATCCGAGCTGAGTAAAGTCTTCCTGTTTGCACCACTTGATGAATTGACCGACTGCGGGGAAAAAAGGCGAATCACTTGCCCTCGCGTGTCTCATTCCGTTTTGAAGTTGCTCGCGGGTAGTAATTCCATTTTCAGCAAAGGCGGCAACCCACTGTCGCTTAGCCGCGAGCTCGTCACTTTCATTTTTGAATATGGTGTTTACTGCCGCAGGAAAGATTTGTTTCAGGTTTCGGAATAACACATCAACGAGTTGCTCAGCTTGTGGGTTTACTACTTTTTGCGGCGTACTGTCTTGAGCAATTTTAGCCAGTGCGCCTGCATCACGATTAGCAATTGCAGTTGCCAAATGAGATTTCATATAAATTCATTCTCCCATGCTTCACGAGTATTCCAGCTTTGTGTTGGCTCTTGCTCTACAGCTCGTTTGTTTCGGTTTGGTTGCTGACTTTGAATGACTAAAGTCGCCCATTTTTTGCGAAGTTTTGCAGGAGATAACACGACGCTACACCAGAACGAATCGCGGTTATGTATTACTTCTTGTAATGCAGGGGTCTGCTGTGTCTGTATCTGAACAAATATACACATGCAAGAGTATGAGGGATGTAGTTAAGCTTAAAAGAGAGAATCAGCAATGCCATTATATTTTAAATTCATCTATAGAAAAATATGGAGACAACTATGAATACAAACCTTTCTATTGAGTGCTTACCAATATCTAAATACTGCGAGTTATTTGGTGAGAGCGCAGATGCAATCAACAAACGAGTTCAAAGACGATTCTGGCAAGAGGGAGTTCATGTATTAAAGGTCGATGGTTCAAAAGAGCGTTGGATTGATATAAAGGAAGTCAACAAGTGGGTCAGAAAAAACAAGCAGGATACCTATTACCAAGAGGCGTAACCATCCGTCAAAATAAAACCAAAAATACGTTAGTTATTACATTCACTTATAAAGGGGTTCTGTGTAGGGAACCCTTATCCAGACTAACCGTAGATAATAAAAATATTAAATACGCAGAAAGGCTACTCGCTGAAATTCAAAATAATATCGAAAAAGGTACATTTAATTACTACAAGTATTTTCCTAACTCTAAAAAATCAAATTTCTTCGGAGATAATAACCGTGAAAAAAGAGTTATTGATTATTTAGAAGAATATCTTGTGATTTGTGAAACTAGAAATCTGTCACCATCGACTATCAAAGGCTATGAAAAGTGTAAAAATGCCTTATCAGATTTACACCAATTTCATGTTTCATCACTTACTCCTGCTATTCTTAAAAATTGGATACAGAAGCAAACGACAGTATTAAAAACTATCCGTAATCAACTCTCTTTCTTGCGCAGCTCGCTAGATGAAGCCATTACTGATGGGATTATATCAATTAATCCTGTCAGCCTTGTATCAGCATCGAGATACCAATCAAAAAATAGCGGTGCCGAAAGTAACTATATTGTCGACCCGTTATCACCACAAGAAGTATCCGCCCTACTCGCTGCAACAAAGTACGAACAATGGAAAAACTTATTTCAGTTTGCCATTAATACTGGGTTAAGAAGCTCTGAGTTATGTGCCTTGAGATGGAGTGATATAGATTTCATAGAAAATACCGCACATGTGCAATCCGCCAGCGTGGTGGGTGTTATTAAGAAAACCAAAACTAAAGCTGGCACCAGAAAGGTTGAGTTAAATAGTGATGCCATGAACGCCCTGAATAACCAAAAGCAATTCACGTTTATGAAAGACGGTGTAATTTTTGAAGACCCAAAAACAAATAAAGCCTGGGCTGGTGCAGATGCAATCAGAAAAAAAGCGTGGGTACCAACTCTGAAAAAAGCGGGAATTCGATATCGCAACCCATATCAAACTAGACATACCTTTGCCACAAGGCATATCAGCCAAGGCGCTAACTTATTTTGGCTAGCAGGACAAATGGGGCATAAAGGACCTGAAATGTTGTTTAGGCATTATGGGGGATATCTTAAGGAGTATGATGGGAGTACGGTGAACATGACAACTACTCATACTCAGTCATAA